CATGCTGAAGCGAATGCAATATATTTTGCTGCAAAATATGGAATTTCTTTAAATGGTTCAACTTTATATTGTAAAATGACGCCTTGTTATAATTGTGCGATGTCTATTATTGCTTGTGGAATTAAAAAAGTAATTGTTAAAAATTTTTATCATGATGGAAAACGTTCAGTTGATATGTTTGAAAAAGTCGGTATTAAATATAATCAATTAAATGATACCCTTACTTATTGAGGTGAAATATGTTTAATAAAATAGTATAGGGTGGTATAAATGATTATCAAGGGTTACGATGTGGTTCAAATATGGAAATCCTTTTCAAATAGGAATTGACGGTGATAAATTAAAATCCCAATTCATTAAATCTTGTTTGTTTTTGTATTCTAAAAAGATATCATGGCGATTATCTTTTAAAGATTGCAAATTGAGAAGGAAAATTAAAAAAGGGGAATAATATGTCTAATCTTTCTAATGATTCAGTTATGATTACAGTAAATACTCCAAAAGAATTGCATACTAAGTTTCGATATTATTCTTTTGATAAAGGTATTTCAATGACTAAACTTATTTTAAAAGCAATGGAAGAAATGGTTGAACCAAAGAAGAAATTAAAAAATAGAATAAAAAAATGACTTTTATAGCTGAAAGTTTTGAAGAAAAAATAATGAAACAACTTAAACTCCATGAAAGTTATCGGAGATTCCCTTACTTATGCACTGTTGGTTATGGCCGCAACCTTGATGATAAAGGAATATCAAGAAAGGAAGCCGAATACCTTTTGAAAAATGACATAGCCGAATGTGAGACTGATTTAATAAAAATATTTTCAAAAACGTATGATTTAATACCTTCAAATGCTTGGTTAGTTTTTGTAGATCTTCGTTTTAATCTTGGTCCTAAAGGTTTTCGTTCTTTTAAAAACATGATCAAGAAAGCAGAAAGACAAGATTGGCCCGGTGTTGCAGCAGAAATTAAAGATTCAAAATGGTTTAATCAGGCAGGTCAAAGGGCCAAAACACTAATCAATATGATTAATTCCATTTAATAAAAAGAAAAGGGCTTTAACAAGGCAATACATATCTTGTTAAAGCCCTTTTCTGTTCGTTTACAATGAGTTTCTTTCCTTCTATGACCCTTCCATTATGTCCCCTCTATCAAACGTTATTATGTTTTAGGATTGATTGACTTAAAAGCACCAAACAATAAAGACACAATAGAATCATCCCATGCAAAGGGGGTGATTTTTGCTATGCCTTTCAATGCCGTAAATACGATTGTTAAAGTTAGATAATTGTTAGTCACAAATTCAACTATAACAGCATCAAAATTCATTTTTTCATTTCCTTATTTTAATTTAACCCATGCCCAGGCTGCAATAAACCCTCCAACAATACCACCCATACCACCAATAACAGTGTCAAATTTCTTTCGTTTTTCAAGTTTAGTTATTTTTAGCATGCAGGTTTGTTCTCTACTTTGGAGTGTCTCAAAAATAATACCTAACTTTTCGTCAATGTCGCCCTTGTCAAAATCAGCCCTGGTTATAGTTCCGTTCATTGTCAGCTCCATTATGCAATCAATCGAATTATTTCAACATTTTCAAACGTCCTCATTTTACCGGTTTGCGGTTCTCCAAAAACGATTTTATCTCCATCCAAAAACGCCAGGAGAGCATGGTTAGGGCCAGGGCCATGGGGGTTGATCACACAATCCATTACTAGCAGATCACCGAAATTCTTTGAAGATAACCACCCCCTGGCGATCCGCACGCTGTCGTCGCAATCGCGGGATTCTTTTTGATAAACAAAATACCGTGGTGAACATCGCCAAATGACATCAGCCGGATCAGCAGGGATCTGATATTCCCGATCCATGCAAATCACCTGCGCTTCTGGGCAGATTTTCCGCAACTTCCGATACAATTTACCACTTGATATCACTCCAGATATCTCTGGTTTCCATTCTTGCCAAAACCATCCCATTTTATCCCTCCCTTTTACAATTTTGATTGCTCTATTGCAAGCCAATTAAATATTTTTGAAATATGGGATTTACCAGCAATTTCAATAATTGAAAACATTTCAGCATCCATGGTAATCCATTGTCCTTCTGAAGCCTTCCATGAAGTTAAGAATGATGGATTGTCTCTAAAAGTATCCTTTAGCTCTCTGTAAGCAATTCTTGCATTATTATCGTAATCAAACAAAATACCGTTAACTTCAAAACCTGCATTCAGTTTTTCTTTCTTTTTGATATTTAAGATTTCAAGTTTTAAAGTTTTGATAACATCATTATTGGTTATATCCATGGAAATATTTTTATTTCTATAAATTTTATATTGATAAAAAACAGATTCATCAATAGTAACCTCTTCGATATCATAAGGAACCATAATGCAATTTTGAAGTTTTTTTATTTCTGGATAAATATCTGATTGAACCATATTTTATATTCCTTTTAAGTAAAGGGTTTTTGATATTATTTTCTTTGCAAATAGTTTTAAAAATAATTTTCATTTCATTATCAATTATCATATTCCACAATCCATTATGGTTTGCATATGTCAACCAACCATAATAACTCATTACAGTATTTATTATTTCTGTATATTTTAATTCCCTCCAATTCTTTTTTATATTTTTAACTTTTCTATAAAATGAAGTGACAATATCTTTTCTTACATGCACTTTATTATGAAAAAATACATAACCTAAAAAATCAATCCCATGTTCTTTTACAGGAAATACTTGGAAATTGCCTTTTAATTTTAATTTAAGTTTTTCATTAAGAAATATTTCTATTTCTTTTCTTAATGAATGTAAATAATTTTTATCATTATGAAGAATTAAAAAATCATCACAATATCGGGCATAATATTTAATTCTTTTTTCGTGTTTTATCCAGTAATCTAATGGTGATAAATATAAATTACCAAAGTATTGTGATAAATAATTTCCAATAGGAATGCCTTTAGCAGAATCAATTATAACATCTAATAACCATAATGTGTTTTCACATTTTATTTTTTTCCTTATTATTGTTTTTAATATTTCATTATCAATACTTGGATAGTATTTTCTAATATCCATTTTTAAACAATATTTTGTTTCTTTTTTATTCGAGAGAAATTTTTTCATTCTTTTTACACCATCATGTATCCCTCTATTTTTTATAGCTGAATAAGTATCTCTTATTAAAATACTTTTCCATATAGGTTCTAATATATTCATGATAGCATGTTGGACTATTCTATCAGGAAAATAAGGGAGTTTATAAATAACCCTGTCTTTTTTTCCTTTTTTAATAAAGATTTCATATTCAGAATTTATGAAAGTTTTATTTTCTAACTGTTTTTTTTATTTCTTGTAAATACTTTTTAGGATTTTTATTTATTTCCTTTACAGAAGAATAATGTTTTTTATTCTTCTGTGCATTTATATGTGCTGTTCTTATATTTTCAGAAGAACAGATTTTAAAATATAAATTACCATGACGTTTCATTTATTTTCCATTTATGTCTTTTAAGAAATTTTCGGGTTACCTACTAACTTCTGTTGTGTGACATCCTATTCTGGCAAGAGCCAAAGTAAATATAAAAAAGTTAATTTTTATAGACATAATCCTACCCTGAGAAGTGATATTCGAATTACGATTAGTAGAAGAATTATTCGCATTGAAATTACAGAGACCTGATTTCAGTCCATTCGAAAGATTCCCACCTGATTTCATAATCTGCTAATCACAATTATATTTACTTGTAAAAAAATTTTAAGACATAACCCCACCCCGAGAAGCGACAGACGAATCACGATTAGCAGAAGAAGTACTCGCAGCGAAAGTACAGAGACCCGACTTCAGCCCAACCGAAAGATGCCCACCCGAAGTCATAAGCCGCCAATCACCACTTGTATTATAATGATAACCATAAAAATATGTAGAAGAAGAACCACCCAATGTTTTAGGATATAAAGGAGCATAGTTTCCTTCTCCATAAACACTTTTTATATAACCATCATTATCCCCAAAAGCAGGGGCTTGCAGGGGCTTGTCCTGTATCCATATAATTAATTGCAGTATTATCAGCAAAGTTTAAGTAATCCGTAGAAGTATAAACTTTACATAAACCAATTGTATTATCAATATTTATCCCATCTATAATTTTCCACAAATGTCCAAATATATTTTCTATTCCTAAAAAAGAATTAGCAATATATTTATCCGCTGCAACTATTCCTGCCAAATCAGAATCAGTAGTTCCTAAAGCAACTAAAATAGAACCATCAGTATTACCTAATCCCAATGTTCTTCCTGTATTACGTACATAATCATAAGAATATGTAGAAGCATCCGTATACCCTGGAAGAGCTGTTTGAGAGTCCCACGTCCCATATTTAGTTACAAACAAAGCAGTGAGACTTTGATAACTGCTCCAACTTTGTTGATGTGTGTTTCCACCTCTATTTCTATATAAAACTCTAAAATCAGGACGTGTTTGATATGCCCATGGCTTAAATCCAGGCAATGATCTTATAGAATCATTAGCATTATCAGCACTGGAAGTACCATCACCAGTAATTACTGCCGATGCAGAATCATCGTATAAAACACCTTCAAAACAATCATAATAATAAAAATCTTTTCCGTTAAAATGAGGAGGTACTATTGCAGTATAGCCATTAAAAGAAAAAGCAGAAAATGAAACAAGCACATACATATAGGTTTCGTCTCTACACCACAACTCATAAAACTTAGGACTTTTACTATAAACATCACCAGCAGTACCGTCAAAAGTTGCAGCGGTTACACCATCTTGTAAATAATTTGAATCAGATGAATTGAGATAATGTTCTTCACCTGTAATACAATCTTTCAATACTCTACTATGGGCATTTTGTATTGGGTAATCTGTATATTCAGACTCAACAAATATACCGTTTACAATAACACCTTTTGTTATTACATCGGTTGTTTCATTATAACGAATTCCATATACATAATCGTTTGTGATTGGGACACCACTAATAGTCAACCCAACAAATTCAGGAGTATCAGTTGTTGATACACCTTGATTTTCATTTTCAAATGCTGCAAGTATTTCTGCATCTGTTTGGTCTGCTGTAGCACCGTCCTCAATATTTAAAATAGTACGAACTTCAGAAGCAGTCAGGTTATCTGCATTCCCAGTTGCTTTTTTACCAAGAATTTCAGAAGCACCGAGGGTTACTTTCGTAAAAGTACCTGCCTCTGTACCAACCATAACTTCATCAGCAGCAGTAAATTCAGAATCTTTAATGTATTGGGGATGGTCATCATCTTCCAAACCAGTTAAATTCCCATGGTCAGAAGCAGACGTACCGGCAAATTTAGTATCTGTAATCATTTGAACCAATGCAAAAGAACCACCAGCTTTCGGTGTGACAACTTTTCCTATGAGAATCCCAAAATCAGTTAAATGCGTTGGTTTATCAGGTTCTTCTGCTGATTCAGCTTCAGCAAGAGATCCATTACAAGAACCATATATAACATAAACATCGCCATCATCAATATGTCTATAAATCCAGAAACAAGCAAATTTCGCATTATTAACATCTGCAAGCGTTCCCGAACCATCGTCATAATGTGCAAAATCAATTGTGTTTCTTGCTGCCCCTTCTGTAAAACCAGTTCCAGGGACATCACCATACACAGGTATAAAAGTTACAGAAGCAGAATTATAAGAATTTAAATCGTATGAATTAACACCTCCATATACACTACCCACCTCCATAGTAAAATTATTTGTTCCTGAATAGGCAATTGCAGAACCACTTGCTAAAGTATGATTATGCAGAGTCATTATTCGTGTATGAAATTTTTCAGGTGCATCTTGGAAATTATAACCACCAGAAATAAAATGAACATTGTCACTGGAATCTTTCATTACTTTTCCAATGGGAATCTGTGTTCTATCAGGTGAAGATGTCCTTGTATAAGGATTAGTGGTATCTAAAACAATCTGCGGAGTACCACCATTGTAATCTAAACAAATAAAATATGTGGTATCTGCTGCTGTTATTGCCTGGTTGTCTTGTTCTGCTAATGTTTCGTAAGAAAGAACACCCAGAACGTCATCTGTAATCCTGAGAAGCGAAGTCAATGCGGCAACTTTAAATGTACCGGCATTAGTTCCTTCTGAAATTTCTCCACCAGAAATAATCATTGGTGAATCTACATGAGCATTAAGAAGAGAACCAACCTTTGTTTTTTCCTCTTCAGTTAAATGCCAAATACCACCTTGCAAATCAGATAAAGCATTATGCAAAACTTCACTGATAGGGATATTCTTATTTATGATAGTCCAGTCTGTTTCTAACGTAGGATCATCTTTTTCTGATATTAGGACATCCTCAACTTCTAAAACGGCTGTGAAGAACGTTCCTGCTACTGTGACAGTATACATTTCCCCTTTCATTATCCCGGAAGGGGAAGTATCAAGATCGGGAGTGTTTGTATCAGCATTGTAACCACCTTCATAAGTCACACCTCCAGCAATTTGGGCAGCAACATAAGCTTCCAATTTGCCTTGTGAAACAGAAGGGGTTTTTGTTTTTATTCCAGAATGCATCATTACCTCCTTATTTCAAACCATTAATAGAAAAAACAAGATCAGCGGTTGTTTTGACATAACAAACGGTTTCCCCTATTTCACAAGCAATAGATAATTCTAATCCAGAACAATAACCTCTACCGGTTCCATCAGAATTAAAACAATAATGAAATTCAACCGGGTTATCAATGTGGGTATAAACATTATCACCAGCATCGCACTGGATATTTAAAGTTTTGCATTCGTTGGCAAGAGTGATTTCTTGCCAAGAACCATTAGCTGTTAAAGATTCTGAAAATCCAGAACTACCAACTGCTGCGATATTTCCGGCTGGGTCTACTGGTACACGTTTTTCCATTTGTATTTTTCCTCCTTGTTTATGTAATAGTTTAACAGTTTAATTAAATTGTTTCAAGGTTAAGAGTTATATACATACCTTTTGTTCTATCTTTATTAATCAACATTTTATGGCACTCAAAATCTCTCCCTGTCTCAAATAACTTGATTGGAATGTTATGAGTATCTATGATCCCCTTTTGAATCTTTCTCACGCATTCAATCAAAATTGGGTACAGCATTCTTGAAATTTTCATTCCTTCTTTGAATTGTTTGATAAATAATTTAATAAAAATACTTAAATTATTTAAATGTTAACGCACTATCAAAATAAAAATTCTATTTTTGTCAATTCATCATCAACAAGATTTTCAATTGCTACTCTCAAATCATTGTTTGCAGGTAATTCAAATGGGTTTAAATTCATAGGATCAGGTGGAGTTCCTGTATCTTTTCCTGAAAAAACATCCCAACTTTTTATGGTTTCGTCCGTTGTTTCTGTGCCATCATCATGAGTTGGTCCTCTGGTGATAGTTCTTATTTCTCTTACGTTTTGAGCCGCAACAATCATATAAGGATTTTTACTATCAACAATCAGGCTTTTTAGTTTAAATTCTGAAGATAGTAACTCCTCTTCTACATGGTCAAGTCCATCTATTTCTGACCCTGAACAAAGTCCATAATCAATATATTCGTAGTTATCTATTGAATATATTCCATTTATATCAACAGATATATCAAAATCTATATCCTCCCCTTCAGAAAATGGTGATTTTATCTCATAAACATAAGAATATTCTTGTACATCTTCATAATATTTATATGGGCAAGTAAGCCATTTCATTCCGATATCACAAAACTCAAGAGGTATTGTATAGCCCCATTTATCACTCACAAAGGTGTCAGCGTTTTTGCTAACCAGAACACCCCTTATACCACCAACATTTGACAATGATGTAAGTTCATGTGATTTGCAGTTAGCATCATCCACAACAGCAGGGTATTCAAAAGTTGATGTGTTGATATATCCCTGGTACGAAGCCTCTCCTTCAGTTTCCCTGGTGTAATATAATATAACTTCATCGCCATTTTCATCAAAAACTTCGATTTCGCCTAACCAGTTACCAATTGACCTATTCGGGTCGTAAGAGGGAAGACAAACACCATTACCTGTATATGTAATCCCGCCGGTCCAAATAATATCATCTTGTATCTCTTGGCTTTGAATTGCATTAGACCCAATGGCTGTTAGTCTACTTTTGAAATTGGTAATATTGCTAATTTCAATAGGCCAACTTACTATTGTCTGACCATTATTATCTTTTATATTTTCAGCATAATTATTTAATTCCATATCCCAAAAAAAACAATCTCCATGATTGCTTTCGCAATATAAATAACCATCACCACATATTTTTATCTCATCAGGAAAACCAATTATTTTAAATTGGGAAGTGTCACCTGATTCAGGTGCTTGAACAATAACTTGATCACCATCAGTAAAAGCACCTGCTCCACCAGCAACATCAGTAATAGAACCATCACAATAATAAAAAATTGGAACATCATCTTGTACTTCACCTGTTGATGTTGTTACTGTGGCAGTATCATTATCATAATCAATATTTGAGATGATAGATTCATAAGTTATCATATCAAAAACTTCTTCAAAATTTATAGCGGAATCTAAGTCAATAGCATCTTCGTAAGGAACAGCGCATTCGGTATTCATTGGCCCTTTAAAATTAAAAGGAACGATTCTGTAATTCCCATCATAAGTACTATCACCATCCCCCCAACTTTTATAACCAAAAACTTGACAATAGTAATAATAACCATCAGCCCCTATTGCAACCCCTATGCCTATTTCTTCAAATATAGTATTTATTATATTTGCTCTATGTCCAGGTGAACCCATCCATTCATCTACTACAACACTTGGTTGATAATATCCTGCCACATTTTCCCCTGCTAAATAATCTTCTCCCGATACGTAACCATCAGAATAATTTGAATCTTCAAATCTTGATGCTGTGGTAGATCCATCAGATCCATCATGCGAAACAAATGTATTCCGTGCCATATCATCAGCATGTAGTTGTGCCATTGTATTTAATTTAGAATTTATTGTTAACGGATCTAATCCAAGTAATACTCTTTCGCTATTAGTATCAGTAAAAACTGTACTAACTGAAGATGAATTATCGGAAGAAATTCCAGAGGAACCATACATTTGTTTATTATCTTGATCCGGGTCTAATGTTAAAGTAACTGTTTTCATTAAATAAACCCATTTACCAACTTGATAGTCATAAAAATCTGTAGGGATTATATTTGTTATTATATCACCGAAAACTTCAACAGAATAACGGACATCAACACCTTCTCCAGTTTTGCCTGTAATCCATCCACCAGTAAACAACGGTGTATCATACGGACATATCATTGATAATGATGTAAATGTCTTGCCATTTACTCTAAGTTCCCATTTAAGAGATAAATATTCCCCAGGTCTAACTATGGGTTGAGTCTCTATATGTGTATATGTTTCAGGAACAGTTCTTTCCCAAACACCCGAAGAACTTTCAGGGATTTCTCCTAAATTAAAGCCATCAGAGAAAAAGTTTTTAACAATGAATGGGTAATGTTCAGTTATTTCACCTGAATTTTTTGCACTTACAGTTGAATTTCCCCAATATGATTCAGCCCTTCTACCATTTACAGGATTTTTAAATTCTATTGTTATACTTGATTGAGGTGAAATTTTATCAGAATTTTCAAATTCAATATAGGTTCTTTCCCAACTTATGTAAGGACTATCTGGTCCAAAAACAGCATGAACATAATTATCAACAGTTTTTCTAAGTAAAATTTCAATATTTATATCTGAATTTGCTGCATTTACTGGGAGCATCGGTATAGCAATGCCTCCATCTTCTTGAGTAAATGCAGAAGAAACAGTTTTATTTTCAATTGTTGTAGGTTCTATTGAACTTAAATGAATTGTAAAATTTACCATATCATTAATCCACAGGAACCGTAAAAGAATCATTATTTAAATAATCAACATCGGAATCAAAATATGATGTAGCTGTTGTTTTTATATCATAAGTTTCTCCAGTAGAACAAATTCCTTGAATTGTAATTTCCCCTTCTGCATTAGAAGTACCAGTAAAAAGAACAATACCTTCTTTAGAAAGTTCTATTGTGGCATCTGGGATAATATCATCAGACATTACATCTTTAATAGTTAATGTAATGTCTGTTATAATCCCAATACCTCCAGAATAATCAACTGATATATCTGCATACCCATACAGATCAGAACCAACCATTACAAGTATCTCTTCATCTGATAAATTAGAAGGAGCAGTTAAACATAAACGATCAAATTCAATTTCATAAGTGCATTTTAAAATAGCTAATGCAGAAGAGGGAATAGTGATAACATTTCCAGATATTAAAACAGAACCAGCACTCCCAGCACTCCATTCTGTAGAAATACAACCTATTGGCATGTATGATAAAGAAGCTGAAGTAGTATTTTTAAATGATAAATATTCCACAATTTCTTCAACATTACCCTGATTTACTTTTTTACAAGAACCAGAAGATATTTGAATTGTATATGGTTCTACACTATAAATTGGACGTACTTTTAAATACACCAATTCATTTATAGAAAAAGATATTTTTTCAATTCCATATAAAGATACATGGTATTCACCATCAAGTTCTAATTCCGCTGAAAGATCAGAAGATGTGCTTTCAGAAGAAAAATTTGTAGTAATATATGAAGATGTCATATTATGATCCCACAGCAACAATAACTACAGGGTAACTTTCTTCAGTATCCCAACCAGAAGGCATTGTGGGTGCTTCAATACTTATGCTGTGATATTTTGCATCATAGGAAGCTTCATAAACACCAACACCGTGTTGACTTGCTATTACTGTTTTATTTAAACTATCATTTGGATCAAGGGAAACTGTGCCACAAGAAACCGCTGAAATTGCAGATGCAGAAAAACTTTCAGCAGCATAAGACAAAGAAGTGTTATTGTCTTCAACGGAAGCAGGATCTTGTGCAAAAATGATTATTTCCGTTATTTCCGCAGTTTCACTTCCTTCACCAGTTGTGCTTGATGGGGAAGTGCCCTCGCTTTCACTTGCAATAAAACTTACATTAGAACAATTAGTAAATAATCTAAAATAAACAGAACCACTACCAAAAGCAAAAGAAGTATTACCTTCATTTAATTCGTCATCTAAATCCATATCAATATATAAATTAGCATCTACTACACTTGTAGAAAAACTTATTGTCAAAGAAGAATTAGCCATTTTTAAAAACCTCCAATACGTTATTTGAATTTCCTAATCCAATTGTAATTCCTACAATATAATATTTTCCATGAGGTGATTTATTAAGAATTACAGTATCACCAACTTTAATTGTTTCTGATATAGCAGAATTTACTCTTCTAATTAATCCATTTACAGAAACTTTAAATTCCCCAGTAGAACCTAATCCGGTTACTCTGGAAATTGTTACTTCCTTTTTTTCATTTGAAAATAAATTATTTATATTTGCCATTTTTTTATTTCCATTTTATTAACAACTTTTGGTCCTGAAATAGAAATACTCGAATCCATTATTTGATAATTCCCAGGGGTAATTCTATCAGTTTCAAACCAAACAATCGAACCATCATTAATATCTTCTAAGAAAGGAGATTCAAAAGTTATTATTTCGTTATCATATTTATTTGAATCAATCCAGATTTCACCTCGTTTAATTAATGTTGCTTGACTTGTCAAAAGACTGGTTGTTATTTCATCCCCTTCTTTGTCAGAATCAATAGGAGCTGTTATAACTTGTACAGAAGAAAGAAATGTACTTTGTATCTCAAAAATTATTAAAAGCTCTTCTACGCTATGCTCTGATACTTTATAACGATAATATTCGGAATCATAAGTTATTTCTGCAAGACAAGTATCCTCATTCTCTAAAATAATATCTGTTGAATATTGATCCCAGGTTAAAATTGCACTACCTCTTCCAAGCCATGAAATTTCTTTTAAAGTTCCTAATATTGGATAACTGGAAGAACCATAACCATTAATAAAAGTTATTATTTCTGTTACTTCATAATTATCTTTATTTAAAAAAGTAATAGAACCATCTGTTTGATCTTGTATTAAAACAGATGGTTCAATTGAAGGATCTTCATAATAAAAAGCTCTTATATATGTTTCTTCTCCAATAATTCTGGAATCACCAATAGTATCCTCAACTTCAAGAATCGGCGCAACTTTATCATTTGTGTCAGCAGTTACAGTGACAATATTATAACCTTCTTTTTTTTCTTCTGAATAATCAACACCATAAACCATAGCAGATGAATAAGAATGAATTGAACTTGCTATTTTAACATCAACAGGTCTTACAGGAAAAGGATATCTAATATATAAAGAACCATCGTCATTTGCTCTAATAATAGCACCGATTTCAGAAACAATTTCTTGTATGATTTCAATAGGTGTTCCTGTACTTTCATAATTATCTGGAAGCATCCAATCAAGAATATCCCAATTAATTACGGTATAAACAACCAATGATTCACATAAATCTTTAGCTGAAGTCCATTCAGATAAAGAAACAGAAACAGAGGAAGCCCATGGAGAAGATTCTTTTGCGGTAATATCCCTGCCCCAATAAGAAACTGTACCTTCAAAAGTATGTGTTCGTTCTTCAAGAAGGAAAAACATAACGGAATTTCCAATATGCACCTCAATTCTCATTTCCCCTTGAAGATTTGAGGGATCTGCTTTGTCAAATAAATCTTGAGATATTGAAGAAAAACTTATTGCATTATGTATATTACTTTGATTTTTTTCAATAGTGATTTCTGAACTAATCAAACTTGAAATATCTGTTCCATCTAAATAAATTTTATAATCAATAGATGAAAATTGAGTAGGAATTTCATAAAGAGAACCAAGTAATTTTTGAATTCCAAAAAGATCTGATAAATTGGATACATCATTGATAATTGCCTGGATTGATTGTTCAGCATCTGACAATATTAATTTTATTACTTCCGTGTCTTGTTTTCCTTCTGATATAACGCCTTGTAAGCTTGATACAGCTTGATTTAACTCTATACTGCTATACAGATACTCATTTGAAAGTAAAGGGTCTATATTAATCAATTTTAAAATAACTGATTGAACATCTTGAAGTCCTTCCGAGATGGTGATCAGCGAAGCTGATACACCATTCTCCAATTGACTTGAACTTAAAACTGATTGGATTGATTTAATAATCTCATTTTGATTGAACATCTTGAAGTCCTTCCGAGATGGTGATCAGCGAAGCTGATACACCATTCTCCAATTGACTTGAACTTAAAAGTGTTTTGTTTGAAATAAAAAAATCATTTAACAAAACACTTATTTTGTTTGCTTGTATATAAAAGGAGGTTCTGTCCTCATAAACACCTTTTACTTCATTAATTAAACTTAAAGCATTTTCTAAGTAAGTACCATATTGATTTAATAAAGAAAAAATTTGAGTATCTCTAAATGAATTTATTACTTCAAATTTAGAAGAACTGCCTAATCCTGTATTTAATTTAAAATCAGCAAGAATGTACTGATATACTCTGGTTACTTCTAAAATAGAATTTAAAATAAAATCAGAAAAAACACCTACTGCAAGAACAGGTTCTTGTATAATTGATAAAGAATTAAATTCAATAGAAGGAATACAAACTCCAGTAAAGTTTGTAGAAATATTATTTGTTATATTAAAAGAAGGAATCCCTAATTCAAAATAAATGTCTCCTTGAAAAGAATTAATAGAAGTAAAATCAGCAGTAGTTGTATAAGAAAAACCAGAAGAAACTATTTCTGATAAAGAATTAAATTCAATAGAAGGAATACAAATTCCAGTAAAGTTTGTAGAAATATTATTTGTTATATTAAAAGGATTAGAAGCCGCTTCAAAATGAATACTGCTTTGTAAAGAAATAATAGAAGTGAATTCATTTACAATATTAATACCTAAAGTAGTTGAAATATTATTTATTATTGTAAATTCAGGAGGAAATAATAATTGAACAACACGGATCACACCAACATCAATATTATTTGTTATTATAAATTCAGGCACACCAATAAAAATATCAATAGAAGACAATATTGAGCTTGTTGTGATAATTGCTGGAACCATTATTTGTATAGGAACAGAAGCTTCAAAAATATTACTTATTGAAAATGGCTCAGGTTTTACTATGTCCCCCCAAAAATCAATTCCACTAAATATATTAGAAACAACAAAATCAGGTGGAAATATAAAAGGCTGCTGAGGAAAATACAAAACATCCTTTGCAGGATTTGTATATCCCGATGTAAGTTGAAAATCTACATTATTGGATGCTGGTGCACTGTATGCCATTTTTTACCCCTGTAAATGCTCGTAAATGCCTGAATTTTCACCTTCTAAACCTACACAAATAATTCTAAATTCATCATTAGTTCCCCCAGGCATTTCTAAAGACCAATCTCCTGCGGCATCAGACATTGTTTTATAAAAAGTAGTTGGTACAATTTTTTTAATACCAATAATTTCTCGTTCCGCAGGATCACCATCCACTCTTACTGTTCCTGAAAATGAAATCATTCTTAAAGAACCTGAAATTATAGAAACATTTGGTTTACCAACTCCAATATATATTGCCATATTAAACCTCCTTTATGGCAATATAATTATTGCTGTATATTTTAAAAGTTCTCCATTGAGTCCCATCTGTTTCTTCAAGAATATCTTGATATGTAAGTTGAGGTAAAACTGTTCCGTAAGATGTGGATTTTTTTATATGTTTCATAACACCAATCATGCCATTACTGGATTGTTGATAAAAATCCATCAATAGATATCTACTCTCATATTTTTCAGGATCGAAATAGCTTGTAACAAAATCTGTGTATGTAATAGCAGTTGCGTAATTATTAGTACCATCAGGTCCAATTAAAGTATTCCCTACACCAAAATTTGAAGTATTAAAAGCCCAATAACCTATATGATTAGACAAACAACTTCCAATAGTATAAGAATTTACTAAATCAGCAGTAATAGTATTTGACACAAGTGTTTTTATTTCAATTTTTTCACACTTAACTGTGCCCATATCATCATTATGAATTGTTCTAATAAATATCTCTCTACCAACAGCCCATTCAGCAGGAGCAGAATCAACAACAATACTAACATCAGATCCAGCAGTTAATGTAGTTCCACAAGTTGCAATTTCACCTGTTAAATCATCATAACCTGGATCAAGTTTACCAAAATAACAACCCCTATAATCAACTGAAGAAAGATAATGAATGCCCATTACAGCATCTAAATCACCATAAATCCAAAATGGTCCTGTAATCCCTTCTGCTGTAGTCCATGCATTCCCAGTAACATATTTATTTGTTGATCCTGCATGAGTGGTTGCATCCCATGCTTGATATCCATAAAGACCAATTAAATTATCTATCCATTTTACTTGAATATAAAGATCATCTTTTCCCCCTTCTCCAGGAGAATAGATTACGAACCAATCATTTATAGTACAATTATCTTCATCAGTGGCATAAGATGAATCAATTAATGTCCAACCAATTCCAGTAGTTGAATAATCATAAGTCCCATTTCTTTTACAAACAAAATCTCTAAATCTACAAAAAATTTCATTTTTATCAGAAGCAGACTGGTCAACTAAATTGACATAAGCCATATTCCCCCCCTATTCATCATTAAGAGTTATAGCATTTATTTGAAAACTTGTACCATTCGTGATTGTATAATCTGTTTCAAAATCAATACAACCAACAACAGTTCCAAGTTCTTTCAAAGAGAAATTATCAAAATCACCAGAAGCAGCGGCATTTGTTTTGGAATAAATTCGCAATTCATGAGCACCCGTAAAAGACTCATCAGCATAAAAATCAATATACTGATCAGTTCCTGCTACAGCATCACCAAGAACTTGTAATGCAGCACCATTGATTTTAAATTCAAATCCAGCAAGGGTTTCTGTGTGATCATATTCTAATCTATACAAGCCTCCTGCAACCAACGCAGTTCCGATATCTGTAAAAGTAATCAAACAGTATTGATCTGTAGCAGAAGAAACTAAACTTAAATCAGTTGTTTCATCGAATGTTGTGCCCATATCACCATTTGTCCAATGGGTAGAACCACCAGTAAAAATCCTATCAATTTCAGTCGTAAAAAGTTCAGTTGCTTCAATAGCAGTTTCCTCAATAAGACAAGCTGACCCTGTTGGACCAATAGAACCGCCGGAAGCTGTCCATGCAACATCATCATATATCATAATGGCTTTGTCTACTGAATCATCTTCTGTATGCGTATCTACAACAAGAGTTTCATCATTTTGGGTATATCCATTTGCTGTACTAAGTTGATGGTCTGTTACATCGGATAAAACGGAATGGTCATCTTTATCAAAAGCAAAGGTTGGGTCCATTAAAATAACTGTAATGGTATCAGAAACTAAATTAATATTTCCTGATTGTTTCTGAAATTTAAAATGATTTGAATGAATACTTGTTGTCATTTTTTTCTTTCCTTATTTAAAATTTATTCTATGTAAAATTACTTTGCATAAGCCCAATTATTACCTTTTCTTATTTGCCAAATAGTGGCTGGAGCAACATTATATATATATATGAAATAATATTTTATCTGTTTCCCCTTCTAAATCACTCAAGATAAAATCCAAATGCACAAAGATTGAAAGATTCCGCAGAAGTCCCAGCAGGAACAACTTCCTTAACCCAAACAGGACATGATGCAGGATACAGTGAAAAAGTTAAAGTATCACCACTTGCCCAAGTACCACTCCATCCAGTATTATCTAAAGTAAATAAATCCTTAGAATTGTCAGGATTTGTTGCAGAAAAATTAGCACTTGTACTCCCTGTTCCAATACTCCCAAGATTAGCACCTGTCACAGTAAATGCAGAAGCAGAAGTGAAAGTCACAGTAATTGAATCTTGTTCAGCACCATCATTGTGGGCAACAACAGGATAGGTTGTTGAATCGTAATCACCATCCCCTGCTGTAGTCACTGCATAAGTATCAATAGAAGAAACGATTTCAGCGTCATAGAGACACATAGAGCATCTTCCCATAGCAGTTGTATAAGCATTCGCTACTTGATCATCTAAGGCAACTGTAGCGACATTGCCGCTATAAGAATAAGGCTTTTCTTGATACGTGCATGTGATATCTTTTGCTGACCCAGGAACAGATGCCCAAGTAATTTGGGTTGCCCATGTTCCATCATCCATATCAAGTTCACCTGCTAAGGCATCGCTTGTTGCAACATCAACTGTTCCATCTTGATTCAGGTATACAGTTAAAGCAGCATCACCAGAAGTTAAAGAAGAAATAACAGGGAGTTTTCCAACAACTTGACAAATTCCATTGGTGTTGTTAGTCAAGGTTGCAACTGTTGGTGTAGTTGTTCCATCACCTGTTCCAATGCTTTCATCAGAATAAAGATTTTCAGCAACAGCCAACCACTCTTCATTTGTAGTTGTTTTTAAAGAAAGCACATTATTACTTCCAAGATATAAACCATTTGGATATACAATATCAGAAGTAGAAGTGATTTTTGTCCATGAAGTTCCGAAGGTAACAGAATCACCAATATTCACATCAGCAGCAACCGTTTGGGAAGCTTGCACTTTATCTGCAATATGTAGATAACCACCATTTTCAAAAACAAAATCATCACTTTCCATTGTAATATCAACTGAAGTTTCAGAACCAGATAAAGCAGTTTGAAGCTGTCCACCACCAACCCATTGTTTAACAGTTCCAGCAGCAGGGGAAGTCAGAGCAGCTTGTGTATCTGAATCAGTTCCTTTCATCAAATAAAAACGATCACCAGCATTACTCGGTGTTTCTATCCATTGTAAAACACCGTAAGCCGTATCATCATCCGCATTAGCATTTTTCCAAAATTCTTTTCTGTATCGCGTAGTTCCATTTACTCTTTCTGTTTTTGTGACTCTGGGAAACAAAGAATGTTTTGCACCAGAAACAACAGCAACATCACCCATTCTACCACCATTAGCTGTAGTATCTGTAATCACTTTTGATTTTTTGTATGAAAGATCTGTTAAAGAAATAGTCAATTTAAACCTCCATAAGTTTTAGTATAATATTATTATGGTATGTGCCATCTGTGGTTACAACAGGGTTTCCTATTGTTTGTGAATCTATTACTGGTTGTTCCTCTGTTTTAAATCTTACTGAATAATCTGTTCCTTCATAACTTAAAGTATACACACCTCCTTTAATGGATGCAAGAGATTTTAGTTGGTTTAAAATTCCTTGTTTTAAAAATCCCCAGGAATCAGCACCAACTAAAAGCATATCCACATAACTTCTGTCCCTTTCATAAATGATTTTATTACCAGCAGAAGCAACCTCAGAAACAGAATCAATTCCTATATCCCATAGTTCTGTTAATTGCAATCCAGAAATATCAATTCCTTCTAAAGAAGAACTCATGTATTGCCTCCCATTAAAGAAGATCTTCTGATATGTTTTTGAAGAGATCCCATAATATCTTGATGAACCAATGTTGGAAATTTCTTATCACCAACAACAAGATTCAAAGTTCCGTAATCTGTAAATTCATGCTGCTTATTTTCTTTAGTTTCATTCTTTGTAAAAAACTGTTGAGTAGATTGAACTATTGGTTTAACTGAAGAAATATCGAATTTTGGTGTTATTCCTTTTATCATTTTTCTGATATTGGGAATACCAAATCTCTTTACAGATTCTTTTGGAAGAACCGCTTCACCAGATTCTAATAAATGCTTATGAACATCACCCCCACCATATCCAGGGATAATACCTCCTTTAGCTTTCATTTGTGGTTCAGAATCATTTGATTTACTTTTTTCATTATTTAATTTTTGAGCAGCTTTAAATGCTCTTTCATATTCAGCAATGAGTATTTTTACCGCATCTTTAGTTTCCACAGTTGCATCTTTCAAATCTTCCATTGGTTTATCTATAACAGAATTAGCAAGTGTTTCAATTGCGGTATTCAATTTTCCAATCTCTATAACCGAATACTCTGTCATTTTTCCATATGTTTCCATATTGTTTTTCATTGCTGTGCCAAGTTCATCAACTTTCTTTTCAGCAGTAGTGACAATATTTTGAACAGCATTTTTTTGTTCATCCAATACTTTTGTTGTTTGGCTATTAAGATCTAATTGTTCTTTTAAATTATTTTTTAATTTATTCTGCACCATTAATTTGGCAGAATTATACTGAGATTGTTCACTTTGCAAATCATATAAAGCTGTTCTTTGTTCCTGTATTTCTTTATTAGTTTCTCTTGCGTCATCTGATTTTCCAGCACGTAATTGTTTAGTTCTTTCTTCTTCTAATTTACTTATGGCTTTACGGGCACTTTCAATTTCTTTTTCTTTATTACTGAATAATTGAAAATATTCTTGCCAACCTTTATTTAATTCTTCTATTATTTTTTTCGCATCACCAATTCTATCTTCATCTAATGCCTTTTGATAATCACTTGCAAGTTTAGCAAGTCTTTTTCTTTCTTCAAATGCTTTCTGTTCATTAGAAAAATCAGCTTGTCTTATGTCACGTAAAACCTCTTCAGAAGATTTAATTATCCCTTTTCGTTCTTCTTGAGCAGCTTTAATAGCATCAGTTAAAGAATCTTCAAGTCCTTTAAGATCCTTTATATAAGATTCATATTCTTTTTTTCTATCACTTAAAGATTTATTTGCATTTTTATAACGGTCTTTATCCATAGCATGAAGAGCTTTTGTTAATTCTTTCTCATCCGTTATAGTTGCTTTTAATAATTCTTTACCGTCTTTATATTCTTGTTCAGTTATTTTATAAGCTTTTTCAGAAAACTCTTCCGTTATTCTTACATGACCTTTATAATAATCTATATAGGCTTGTGTTTTTCCAACAAGAATTTGGGTTTCCGATTTCCCATTTGTTTCAAGAATTTTTAATTGGTATTCTAAACTTGAATCAAGATATTTCATTTCCTTATCTTGTCCATGTTTAAAAAGTCCAAATAGATTTTTATTATGATCGGACATATCAACAAGTTCAATAGCTTGTTGTTTTACAAACAGGTCTCTTTTAGCTTTTAATAATCCAATCTGTGTTTGAAAATTAGTATTTTTTATTTGGAGTATTTTATTTTCGTATGCTTCAGTAAGTGTTATCTGGGCATCGTAATTACCGGACATAGCGTCAAACTGTTTACTGTAAATATCATATGCAATTTTAACCTCATCTTCTGCGGCACTTTGACTTCTGGAAATCTTTTTATCAATTTCTTCAATTTCTTTTTGTCTAAAATTTTCCATATGTTTAGACATACTACCAACATAATTTTCAGATTCATTTGCATAATCAGCCCACATCTTTACAAGATAAGAACCAACATCTTTAGAAATTCCCGCAACTGTCATAGCGGCTAAAGCATTGTTTTTTGCATTCCGTTCAATTTGCTTTGATTGGATTGACTGTTCTTTAAAAGATTGTATAAGGGAACCCATAAAAACATCTGTTTTTTGTCGTAATGGATCATAAGACAAAGCAAGATCTTTTACTTGTTTTTCAGTTAAAGAAGCTGCATTTTCAATTCCTGCAAAAGCATTTTCCGCAATTACATCAGTTCCTTTAATAATATTAGCAAGTGTTTTCTGTGCTTCCTCATTCCCTTCTTTTGCTTTCTTTTGCAATTTCTCAAATGCTTTTACGGTTCTACCAACTGCTTTTTCACCATCAATACTTGGCAATTCCCATTCACCGACTATTTGTTTTTGTTGCTCTGTTAATTTACGAACTCCCTCGTATAATTCACCAGCTTTTCTTGCTGCTCTAACTAAAGATTGATCGTATTCATTTTTCATACGTTTTGCAAATTCACTAACCTGTTCTGATAATTCTAAAATAGATGAACTTTCTTCATTCAAATTTAAAATAAACTTTTTTATTTCAGTAGATAATGAGGGGTACTTTTCTTTTAGCTTATCCAAAGATTCAATAAGATTTTCTTTCTTTTTTATTTCTTCTTCATTCCCCTTACCACTTTTTATAATGTATTTAGAGTATTCGTCCAAATGCCTATTTAAAGAATCAAGAGAACCAGCCATTTCTTGATTCTTAATTATTGCTTCTTTCATGCTATTAATATAAGAATTAGATTTATAAAAAGCATAAGAAAAAGCTGCTGCTATTATAGCCAAAGTTGCGCCGAGTGGTGTTTTGATAAACAACCACATATTTGCTACAGCTATTTTTATATTGGTTGCTAATAATTGAAATCCCATGGACACATGTTGAACAGGTCCAACAAAAGAAGAGGTGGCAGCAGCAGACGAAATAACAACTGCATAATAAGCCTTTAAACTTGTGATAATTCCTGCAATATACCTTGCAAATGCAAAAGACATTAATTTAGAAATTGCAAAAGTCAAAGTTCCAATAATAACTGTCCATTTAATCATTGAGATAATTACTTCACCAATACCAGATTCAGCAAAATTAACAAGAACATCTAAAGTTTTCTTTATGATATCTAAAAATGATTTAACTGCGGGCAAAACATGTTTAGATAAAACAACAGCAAGTGTGTTGAATTTGGTTACTATCATTGTTACAGTAACAGAAATCCCTTTCATCTGCTCTTCTGCCATTTTATGAGCAGTGCCTACTTGATCTAAACCATCCCTTAATTTATTATAACTATCAATCCCTTGGGTTGTAAAAGCAGTTACAGCAGCAGCACCACGAATACCAAACATTTTAAAAGCATCTTCAGCATTACCTACAATTTTCGGAAGAAGTCTGACAACTTCTGCAAAACCGACTATCTTTGGATTTATATCATCCATAGTATAACCAGCATTTTGAACTGCTGCTGCAAAATCATCACTTGGATTCAATATGCCATTAAGAACCCTTCTTAATCCTGTAGCAGATGTGGAGAAACGCATACCAGAATTAGAAAGAAGTTCTAATGCTGCGGTTGTGTCTTTTAATCCTACTCCAGCAGCAGAAGCAATAGGACCAATATAATTCATTGAGGTATTCAAACCTTGAATAGTCAAACGAGATTTAGTTACTGCATTTGCAAAAATATCTGCAACAGCACCAGAATCGGACATTTCAAGATGAAATATTTTAAGTGTAGTTGCAACAAGTTTTACCGTCTCTTCCAAACTTTCAAGAGAACCAGTAGCAAGATCAGCAATACTGCCAATACCAGCAGTGATTTCAGTAGCAGTAAAACCGGCCTGTGCCATCTTAATCATAGCACTGGAAACTTCAGTTATGCCAAATTTTGTGTCTTTGGAAACTCCTAAAAGAGTATTAGAAAGTTGTATAATCCCGGATTCTGAAGCTTGTGTAATAGCAGTTAAATTATGAATAGATTGTTCAAAATTTAATACTTCAAGTGCAGAAGCCCTAACAGAATCAGTGAAACCTCTTAAAATAGAGGAAGCTGCCATATACCGGGCATATGTTTTGATTCCCCTAATAAGATCCTGTATAGTCCTTCCAAGAACAGAAGCCCCTTTATTATATGCGGAAGTATGTTTTTTACCATCAATATAAGCTCTGTTCAATTTTGCTAAAGAAACAGAAAGGCTTTCAATTTCTTTCTTTTCAAGTTTTGTTGATGAAATCCTTCTATTTGCTTGAATCCCTTGTTTACTATGACTTGTCAAAAGTTCAGCATATTTCTTTTTTAATCTATCTAAGGTTGTTATTAATTTTTGTTGTTCTGCTGCATCTGTTTTTAAAGATGTGTTTAGTTTTTTTAATTCATGTTCTACATCTTTTATCCCTTTTCCTGTTTTAAGAAAAGAATCAACTAAAGTTTTTGCTTGTGCTGAATATTTATTAGTGGTTGTTAATAAAATTTCAAAAGATCTATAAAGGTCCGCAACCTTTTCTTTTACTGAATTAAATTCTTTAAACTTTTTTATGTATTTATCAACTTTTAATCCAGATTCCTCAAATGTTTTTCCACTTGAAAAAATCCTCTTTTCAAATTGGGATAATGTTTGAGTAGATAAACCAGATATGGTTTTAAAAAGCTGTAATTTCACATTTAATTTATCATATGATTTATCAAGAATTCCCACTTTAGAAGCAGTTTGAAGAGATATGTTCCCAAAAGCTTGTAAACCGGCTTTATTCAACACTTGAAAAGTTGTTCCTGTTCTTTTTAAATTACCTTCTAATTCAGCAGTGACAATTTTAAACCTATCAATGGTAGTTATTGCTTTCTTTTCTTCCTTTGTTAAATCTTTACTTTTTAAAGTTAATGAGGTTATCCCCGTTTCTGTTTTCTTTAAAATACCAACAAGGGAAATAAATTTCTGCTCACTTCCCTTACTTGCTTTTTGAATTTCTTTTAAAGCATCATTAAAGTATTTACTTTTATCAGCAGCCTCTCTTACTGCTTTTTGATAAACAGTAAGATTCCCATGAAGAAGTTTTACCTTCTTAGCCAAATCATCGTTAGTTATTAAAAGTTTATATGCTTCGTTATTGTTAAGTTTAAAGCCCGCAGAGGTTACTTTCAAAGCACCTGACAATTCTAATTGTCTTATTTTTTGAATACTGTTTTCAGAATTTAAAGCTTTGATAGCTTTCTCGGTACTTTCAATTATCTTCTTTTGTTCTGTTTCGTCTTTTGTATATTCCCTCGTAGATTTCGCTACAAGCCTTAAATCCATCTCAAGCCGCTTTAGCCCTTTGTCGTATGCTTCCGTCCTCTTAACAGCATCAGAGAACGTTGCAGTGCCTTTTTCTATCCCGGCACTAAACAGTCTCCAGGCAGACAAAGCAGTTTTAGATTGCTTGGCAAAATATTCTTCCATTTTTGCCATTTTTTCAACATCTTCTGAAGTTCCTTTAACCGCTTTACCTGTTTTTAAAGCTTCCTGTGCTGCTTGCTGTAAGGCCATGGACATATGACCGATAGCATTAGCAGCATCAGTTTGTTGAAGCTTCAATTGTTCCTTTGCCATGTCCTGAAGGGCTTTGATGAATTTTCTCAACAAAGTTTCAACTTTGACAAGTTCAGAACCGTCAGCTTTTGCTTTTATATTTATGCCTAATAGATCAACCATACATCACCTATTTTTATTCCAATCCTTATGTTTCCCCATCATTTGTTTTGTGAGGTTTTCTTTTTCCGTTTGAGATATTCCTTCATACTCAGAAGGGTCTTTGAACATGGGAACTTGATTTGAATTTTCTACAGGTGAGGAATGGTTGCTGGACTCTTTAACCTCAATTCCATGTATTTTGGCTTGAAACTCCATTTCTAAATTCTTTCCTTTAATGATGTTTTTATACAAAGAGGTTATCTGATCTTTGGTTATTCCACCATCAAAAAAAGACTTAACAAAGAAATCGGGAAGTTTGTAATTGGTTTCCCGAATTATTTCTGTTATGACCTCATCAAAAGATCCTTCGCGGGTTTTGCTTTCTTGATGAGGTCTTTGAAGTTTTTTATTGAGTTCGCATAATTCACTTCAAAAATGATGGTGGCAATTTCCATTACCTGATCATTAGTGATATCATGCAAAATTTCGTCTACTGGAGTTCCTGGTTCGAGGACATACTGAAGAAGTTCTTTGATATTGTTCTTTACTGCGGTAATGATTTTGAGAAGAAGAACACCGTCTTCACTATCATCTGCTGAAGCTACTTCAGAAACTACAGTAGCAATAAGTTCGGTCATTTTAAATTCATCTGCCAAACTAAGAGGGTAGATGGTTATTTTCTTTAATTCACGAATTCCGATCATTGTGATTAGAATCTGACATTAATAATGTCTCCTATATAAAAGGATTGGTTATAAATTCTGCCCCCGGTAATTGAATATCTCTGGTATTCAATTCAAAAACAACCATATTTCAGCGAGGGGCAGAAAGTTTAAACTTATGGTTTCAACAACAATACATGTTTCCATGATTGTTTTACGTATAATCTTCTTATATGAGAATAAGAAATATTAAATTCCTTTGCTATTTTTTTACATTGTTTTGTACGACTTTCCTCTTTAAAAGATTTAAACTTACGAAATCTTTTTCTTATTTCAACTACTTTTTTTCTTGTTAATTTGCTATTTCCTTGTTTCTCCCCTTTTGCATCCCTTCCTTTTCTAATTTTATCATCCATATTATCTTGAGGTGTTCCAAGAAATAAATGATCAGGGTTACAACAAGATGGATTATCACATTTATGAAGAACATACATTCTTTCTGGTATTTCACCAACAAATTCTATATACGAAGCTCGGTGGGATCTTTCATTTTTCCCCTTATAGGCAATTTGACCATAACCATCTTTATCTTTGCCTTTTTGCCATTCCCAACAATTTGTTTTTTCGTTCATTTTAGTATTATATTTTATCCGTTCTTTATAAGATAATTTTAAATACTTATTTCTATTTGTTGGTTTAGAAGTTCCATATTTTTGAAAACGTTGGTAATGCTTAGAACAAAGATTTTTATAAATGGGTTTTGCAGTACAACCTTCATATATGCAAATATCTTTTTTATCGCCCTTTGTTAATTTAAGTCTTTTTATAGAACCATCTAACAATCCTTTCCTATAATGTGTTCTGCAATGCCCCCTTATTATCACAGGAAGATTGCACCCTTCTTTTAAACAAATAGTTTTTATTAATTTACGTCTTTTTTTACTCACTGTTTGCTCCTTTATAATAGTTGATCAACCATATAAAAGAATATCACATAACAAACAGTGAGTAAAGAGTTATTTAGTCAAAAAAAATAACTGCTAATCAAATACAATCACACCCAAAGGAGCGCTGTTCCAAGCTGCGTTTCCGCCGGTTACCCCATCATCAGCACGTTTGGCCTCAAATATCATTGGTGCAGAAACCGCATCTTCTGCTTGCATTGACAGTTCTGTATTCCCTGTTACGTTGGCCCGTGGGAAAATAATATACATATGATGAACTCCGTCAGGATATTCATACCAGGATTCCATACGAACATATGCAGGAGCAATCATGGCACCAAGATTAATTGTTCCAGAATGGGCAGAAGCATAAGCAGTTGTGCCAGTTACCGTTATAGTTGTTGAGAAAGTAAAATTATCATCTGCTGCCCACGTATTAGAAAAGAAATTTGCAGGGATCGTAAAGTATTCTTGATCTGTATCATGCAAAGGTGTCATTGCCGCATCAAGAGCAGAAAAAGCATGAACCAAACCACTTGTTCTTCCGTAAATACTTCCAGCAGCAGCACCAGTAAAAACAACAGTCCATGTGTCAGTGATTTCATTGTCCACTGTTTCCGTAACTGTGATAGCACCAGTAGTATCCCCGTCACCAGCAGTTTCGATAGTTCCTTCAGTGACTGTTCCTGTTACTGTGGCGGTGGGGTCAATGCCCCTTGCAAGAGCAACATTGAAAGGTGTGATCTCTTTGTATGTGACTGCAAGCATAGAAGATTCCCGCAAGGGTAAACTGAGATCTTCCAACGCCGGGAATCCAGATTCCAATTTCCAATACTCAACCGTACTTGTAAAATTAGTTTCTCCAAGAGCACCAAGTGAATTGCCAGCTACCAATACAGCGGTTGCAGAAGAAATATTAGCAGCAGAGTTACCTACTCGAATCTGGGCAAGTCCAAGTGCGACTGTACTCGTATCTTTTGTTAATGGACCACTTCTACTCATAACGTAATCTCCTTCATTTATTTATTTATTTGATTAGGAAAAAAAGTTAATAGGTTTTCATGCCTACATGACTTTTTCAAGCATTTCATTTTTATAGAACCGTGAATTTCCATTTCAACAATTGCATTCCCACTGCCCCTTGCACCAAATTTGAAAACCCACAATCCATTAGGTTTACGTTCAATAAGTTTCTTACCGCATTTTTCGCATGTGATAAAACTCATTTACCACCCCATTTACAAAGCACATCACAAATAC